GTAGACTTTATAATTTTAATATAGGAGGTAAAGATGGACAGTTTTAGAGATATGATGATTGAAATGTGTAAGCTACAGTCAGAAGTAGCCAAAGCAAACGCAAGACTGGAAAAGAAAGGCTTCATACATACCACTACTAAGCCTACACGTAGGCAAGAGGGTGAGTATGATGAGGAACTTAGAATACATAACAAATATGAGAGGTTATCATGAGTAAAATGGGAAACTATGTAATATGGTGTGAAGAAAAAGGTTACACTAATGATATGGGTGAGGTTGATAGCATGGACCATGTAGATGAGTACATGAAACAGCAAGAGCTGACTAAAGCGGAAGCTTTTAATGCAATCGTAGAAGGTATGAAAATTCTAAAGTGGGAGCAGGAAAAATGAGTATGACTTATCAAGATTATTTTATACCTAATGTAGTGAGCAACTGTTGTTTAGCTTCTATGGTTATTACTGGCATGTGTTCAGAATGTTATGAGCACTGTGAGCCTGCTGATTTAGAAGTGTGGTCATTATATGAGGAGGATGATAATGAGATGTAAAGCATGCAACAAACAACTGAATGACAATGAGTCAGTCTATAAAGACAATGAAACTGGTGAGTATTTAGACATGTGTAATGGCTGTAGACGAGCTGGTTACTTTAGCTTTAATTCCCTTGACTCGGAGGAAGATAAAAAATATTTACAATCTTTACTAAATGACTACACAAATCAGTAAAAGTATGTTATACTATTACTATAGATATACATTAATTATCATTAGAAGATAAGGAAAGGATAATAAGAAGAATAACTAATTGGTATTAATAGCTATTAGTACCAGTTAGTATCTTAATAGAATGATTAAGGATACAGTAGCTCAGATAGTGGGGAAGGATTAATTAACCAACCTGTTACTATATAAGGAGCCGGCATTTAATGACTACTAGTGTTAATAAATGTTGTGGTCGGTGGTTCAAATCCACCCTGTATCCTTAATTGTTTTATGTTAGCAATCATTATGATGTCGTGATTGTTTACACTTTTAATAGACATCAGAGGATATAATTATGGCAGTAGCAACAGGTGAAGCACTATACCCAGCTCTTTTTGAGCCTAAGGTAGATAAATATACACCAATGCCCGGAGTTTATTCAATAGACTTGAAGGTAGATGATGAGGAAAGGGATAGACTAATAGCATCAGGTATTAAACCTAAACAAAAAGATGCTAATGTGTTTGTGTTTAAACGTAAGCCAGTAACAGCTAAAGGTAATAACTTACCAGCTCCAACAGTTGTTGATGAGAACAAACATGGTTGGGATAGTACAGTATTGATTGGTAATGGTTCACAGGTAAAGGTTGCATACTCTACCTATGAGCACCAAGCAACTGACAAGTATGGCCTTGGTAAATCTTTGGATGCAGTACAAGTTCTTAATCATGTAGCCTACGCAGGCGGTAACAATGCTCTTGATGAGTTTGAAGCTGTTACTAAAGAGGACGTTCCGTTTTAATAAACGCATAACAGTGTTATGCAAATGGCTACTCCTACTTATGGGGGTAGCCTTTATTAAAACAACTCGGAGTAGACTATGAGAGATGATGAACAACAAGGCACCTTCGTTCAACACGAAGCATGTCCTGAGTGTGGCAGTAAAGATAACCTAGCAAGGTACTCTACTGGTCAAGGATATTGTTTTGGTTGTGGACATTGGGAAGCACCTAAGGGTGAAGGTAAAGTTGAAGCAGTAACAAGGGAGGTAACAAATAGTATGGAATTATTTACAGGAAACAGTGGTGCTATTGTGGATAGAGGCATCAATGCAGATGTAGTAAAGAAGTATGGTGTTACCCTACAGTATGATGAGAAGGGAGGCATAAAGAAACATTGCTATCCATATCATGACACAAGTGGGGCACACGTGGGCAACAAGGTTAGAGTTTGTCAGTCCAAAGATTTTAGTTATGATGGTAACAGTAGAGATGTAGGATTGTTTGGTGAGAATTTATTCAAGGGTGGTGGTAAGTACATCACAGTCTGCGAGGGCGAGCTTGATGCAATGAGTGTTCATCAAATGTTTGGTAACAAGTATGCCTCAGTCAGTCTACGCACTGGCTCTAAGGGTGCCAAGAATGACATCAAGCGTAGCCTTGAGTACCTTGAGTCCTTTGACTGGGTAGTCTTGTGCTTTGATAATGACAGTGCAGGTCAGGAAGCAGTCAAGAGTGTAGTAGATTTGTTCTCACCTAATAAAGTTAAGGTGTGTAACCTACACAGGAAGGATGCTAATGATATGCTGATGGCAGGTCAGATTGCTAACTTCACTAGACAGTGGTGGGATGCTAAACCCTACAGGCCTGATGGTATTGTAGCCAGTGAGGACACATGGAAAATGTTGACTGAGGAAATTAGAGTTGAGTCAGTACCTTATCCTTGGATTGGTGTTAATGATTTAACTTATGGGTTCCGTAAGGGTGAGCTAGTAACCATAACGAGTGGTGCTGGCATGGGTAAGACTCAAATGGTCAGAGAGCTTGAGCATTACTTACTCAACACAACCACAGAGAACATAGGTATCCTCGCCTTAGAGGAAAATGTAAAGAACACAACACTGGGCATCATGTCCATTGAAGCTGACAAACCTTTGCACCTTAACCTCCATGACATGGACAATGAGGAGCTTAAAGTATACTGGGATAAAACTATGGGTAAGGGGCGTGTGTTTATGTATGACCACTTCGGTAGTACCAGTGAGGATAACTTACTTAGTAAGGTAAGGTACCTAGCCAAAGGATTGGACTGTAAGTGGATTGTACTGGACCACCTGTCCATTGTAGTCAGTGACCAAGAGGTAATGGATGAACGTAAAGCAATAGATAGTATCATGACCAAGCTAAGACAGCTCGTACAGGAAACAGGAGTAGGCTTATTCCTCGTTTCTCATTTACGTAGGCCTATGGGTAGAGGTCATGAGGAAGGTGGCCAGATTAGCCTGTCAGAGCTTCGAGGTTCAGCGAGCATTGCTCAACTCTCGGACATGGTGATTGGATTAGAGCGTAACCAACAGGCTGATGATGAGCAGGTACGTAACACAACCATAGTAAGAGTATTAAAGAACCGATTCAGTGGACTCACTGGTCCTGCCTGTTCCTTGTTCTATGACAAGAACACTGGTAGAATGAAGGAGTCAGATGACTTAGGGGAATTTTAATGAAGCAAATAATTTTAGACATAGAAGCTAATGGACTAAGGCCCGATACTATATGGTGCCTAGTCGCTAAGGAGGTAGAGCATGGAACAACTAATACATTTATTGGGGATGATATTTTTGAGTTTGCTGATTGGGTACGCTATAATGGCATCACTCATATTTGTGGGCATAATATTATTGGATATGATTTACCCAACTTGGAAAGACTTACGGGATTTAAATGGGAAGGCTCTATTCAAGACACGCTAGTCATGTCTAGGCTTGCTCACCCACACAGGGAGGGTGGCCATTCATTGGCATCATGGGGTACTCGCCTTAACTTTGAGAAGGGTGACCACAATGAGTGGGGTGAGTTCTCTTGGGATATGGTTAAGTATTGTAAGAGAGATGTGGAGTTAACACAGCTAGTATATACACACCTCATGAAAGAGCTTGAACATTTTAAAGAGGAAAGCATTACGCTTGAGCACAACGTAGCTCGCATAGTAAACCAACAAGTCAACAATGGCTGGACCATTAATGAGCGTGAAGCTAACCTATTACTTGGTGAGCTCAGACAGAAACTTCATGACGTGGAAACTACAGTAAGGAAAACATTTAAACCCCTGCCTGTATGGATACCTTTAGTACATCCCGGTGATAAGTGTACTAATAAAGATGGTTTAGTATCTAAACGCTACCAAGCACAGTTAGATAAAGGTGCTCATTGGAAAGATGAAGGTCAAGAGTATGTCGACCCTCTAAACTATAGTGATTGGGGGCATACAGAGTCTAGGATATGGGGATACTACTTGTATCCTGAGTTTAACTTAGGCTCACGTCAACAGATTGGTAGGTACCTTCAACACTTTGGTTGGAAGCCTAAAGAATTTACTGATAAAGGTAATGTTATTGTTAATGAGAGTGTGCTGACTAGGGTTGATATGCCTGAAGCTCAACAGATAGCTGAGTATCTTATGTTACAGAAACGTGTAGCACAGGTGCAAAGCTGGGTAGATGCCATTGAGATTGATGGTAGAGTGAGAGGTTATGTCAATCCTATTGGTGCTGTTACTGGTCGCATGACTCATAGCAAGCCTAACATGGCTCAGGTTCCAGCCTCTTACTCACCTTATGGTACTGAATGTAGACAGCTATGGACTGTACCTAGTGGGTATAAGTTAGTAGGCATGGATGCTAGTGGCCTTGAGCTAAGGATGCTCGCCCACTATATGAATGACTATGACTACACTGAGGAAGTTATTAGTGGTGACATTCACACTGCCAATCAGAAGTCAGCTGGTCTAACTACACGTGACCAAGCTAAGACTTTCATCTATGCTTTCCTTTACGGAGCTGGTGATGAGAAGATTGGTACCATTGTAGGTGGTGGTAGGAAGGTTGGTAAGACTGTTAAGAAACAATTTCTTGACAACACACCTGCACTTAAATCTCTTAGGGAACGAGTGACACTAGCTTCCAAGAGAGGATACTTGATTGGTCTGGATGGTAGAAGGATATGGGTTAGAAGTGAGCACTCTGCTCTCAATACCCTACTTCAAGGAGCTGGTGCAATCATTATGAAAAAGGCTTTAGTATTGCTTGATAAATCTGCTATACTAAAGGGTATAGATTATAAAATTATAGGAAATATACACGATGAAATACAATCTGAGGTACATGAAAAGGATGCTAAAGTTTTCGGTGAGATTGCTGTCATGGCGATTAAGGAAGCTGGCGAAAAGTTTAAATTAAACTGTCCATTGGATGGTGAATACAAGGTAGGTGAAACGTGGCAACAGACACACTAAGCATGTCGGAAACAAACCCAAGCCATTATAAACAAGGGAAGATTGAGGTAATAGATTTTATCCTTGACCAAAAGATGGACTACTTAACTGCAAGCGTACAGAAATACTTGTCACGCTGGAGGTTTAAGGATGGGATATGTGACTTAAGGAAAGCTCGTTGGTTTTTAGATAAACTAATAGAGCAACAGTTAGAAAATAATGAGGAGGATATAGATGGATAATTTAATTCGGGATATATACAACCTAGCTGAAACAAAGAGTCACCCAGCTAGGGTACCAGCAGAACAAATCTTTAAGGACTTTGGTTCCAACATGGAAACCATAATGAGAGAGTGGCTTTACCCTAAAGACTACAGTGGTGGTACCTTAAGGATGTCTAACATAGGACAGCCTGATAGAAAGCTATGGTATAAGCATAGAAGGAAAGAGTTTAAAGGTGAAAGACTTAAAGCCAACACTCTAATTAAGTTTCTTTATGGACACTTGATTGAGGAAATGATACTGGCCTTGGTTAAACTATCAGGACATGATGTTACTGATGAGCAGAAACGAGTAGAGCTTGAGGGTATCAAAGGTTCCATGGATTGTAAGATTGATGGCATCTTAACTGATGTGAAGTCAACCTCAACCTATGGCTTTAAGAAGTTTAAGGAAGGTCGTTTAGAATATGATGACCCCTTTGGATACATAGACCAGCTAAGTGGATATGGTCAGGCAGAGGGTGTTGATGAAGCTATGTTCCTAGCCATGGATAAACAGAATGGTCACTTAACAACAACAAAGATAGACCTGATAGACAAGGATGTTGTTAAAAGAATCAAGCATGTTAAGGAAATGATAGAAATAGATACGATACCTGAACCATGCTATGAGCTGGTTGCTGATGGTAAGTCAGGTAATATGAAGCTACCAATAGGATGTTCTTATTGTGAGTTTAAGGAACACTGTTACCCTAATATGCGAACCTTTCTTTATTCCAATGGTCCAAGATTCTTGGCAGTAGTTAATAAGGAACCTAATGTAATGGAGTTGAGATGAACTATTGGAACTATAAATTATTTGAAGAACAGACCGGAGGTTTTTCCATTAGGGAAGTTTTCTATGATGATAATGATGAGATAACTTCCATTAGTGAGGACCCTGCCATGCCTGTTGGTACCACTGAGCAAGAATTAATGAAACATCTTAAGGCTATGCTTGATTGTATGAAGGAACCAGCTATGAGGGAAGGCCCCTTCACCCCAGATGATGCAGATTTTACTTTTATACTTGAAGAAAATGAACACACAAAATACCATTAAATATAGAAACAAGTTTGAATCAGCTGTAGGTGAACAATTAAAAGGGTGGCAGTATGAACCATGTAAGTACCCCTACATAATTAAAGCAAACTATATTCCTGATTTTGTTAAGGGTAGTATGTTGGTTGAGTGTAAGGGTTTCTTTAGGAATGGTGATACTAGAAAATATATTTCCATTAGGGATTCACTACCCCAGAATGAACTGGTGTTTGTTCTTACCAACCCTAACAAGAAAGTTAGGAAGGGCTCCAAGATAACTATGGGTGAATGGTGTGACAAGGAAGGATTCAGATGGTTTACAATGGAAACACTACAGGAGTTAAAGAGTTATGGCCCTACTATTAAATGAATTAAAGGAAAAAATATCTAGGGAGTTTGATGTCTGCCTGCTTTGTGATTTCTTAGGGGTAGAACCTGAGGAATTGGTGGATAGATTTGAGGACAAGTTAGTAGATAACCTAGATAAATTTAAAGGAATAGAGGATGAGTAAGACACATCCAATAAAGAACAAACTAAAGTATGCACTACGCTATGATAGGCTATGGCATACTAAAGTTATACCTAACAAAAAGAAAGAACAGAAGAAAAGAGGAGCAGAAATTGAACACATTACCAAATGATTATCAAAATTTTATTGCATTAAGTAGGTATGCTCGTTGGCTACCTGATAAGAACAGAAGGGAAACATGGAAAGAAACCGTTGCCCGTTACTTTGATTTTATGGAGGGGCATCTTAAAGAGAATACAAACCAAGAGTTAGTACCTAAGACTAGGAAGATACTTGAGGAAGCAGTATGTAACTTAGAAGTT